AGAATAATCTGTAGCTTTTGTACCCTTTTCTATTTTTAGCTTGTTTGTATCTACATGTGCAAAGCTAAAACGCATATATACAGCATTAGAAGGAACTGGCAGAGAACCTCTTACTCCAGTAGATTTATCTGCTACTCCGCTGATAAACTTTTTATTGCTGTCATAAAAACAAGTAGCCGGTGCATTACCCAGATTGGTCCATCCACTCGCTACATAGTTTTTCCACTTAGACACATCTATGTAGTCCGTCAAATCCCAATAGTTACCGCCATCTGTTATTATGCCAGTGGCTGTTATATACTTATTAGGAGTTACAGTGCTTTTTATGAATCTATTGACTCCACCAATTTGTAGATTATTAATATCATTTTTAGTTGCATAGGTGCCAGATACTTCTAGCTTAATACTATTACTTTCCTTAGTTATTGCTTGTGTTATAGCGTTATTCATCTGCGTTGTTGTGCTATAATTGCCCTTTAAATCCTGCTGAGTTAATGACAAACTGCTACTTATGCTATCAAGATTGATTCTTAATGCAGAATTTTGTCTTAACATATAAGCTGTTTCCGAATTTGGAATCTCTTTCCAGCCATGGCTTCCATCCTCATTACGAATAAACCGCCATGCTCTTCCTTCGTTTTCCCAGTAAGCAATCTTTCCAATATACTTATCCCACTCAGTATCGTTGTACTGCCATGTTTCTTCCCTTGGAAACTGGGTATCTGATGGATAAACAGGAACACACCAATCCCAAGCCGGATAATTATCCTTCGTTGGCACATAAGATATCAGGTATATTTCATCGTCATACTTGGCCATATTAGATAAACTTACACTATATTCCTGCAGCGTCTGGTTTACATTGGAAAACTTCTCCTTAACACTAGTTCCGTCTATGTTCTCAGTCCACCATAACTTTTGCGTTATAAAATCGTCGGACTGCTTTAATAAACTGCCCCATTCGGAATAATCCTTTCCAGAGCTGGTTTTTATATCCTGCAGAAGAACATTAAGTGTCTGGGAGGCATCATCCAAATATATCTTGTTGCTCTTAAGCGTATGGCTTCCATCCTTGTTTATAACCTCAAACAAGCTTCCTATATCCAGTTTTCCAGCAGATATATTTGCATCTTCTTTTACCATGTCATTTCGGATAATTTTACGCTGTACACCTTGTTCTGTAAGACCTAGCGCGTCAAACATCAAGCTGCCTTTTGAATCCCACACATACATGTTATAGTCACCTGATGCATCTTTTCCGATCTGAACGCGAAGCCTTGTGCTATCACTAATCTGAATGGTATTATCTCTCCACTGTGATTTGCCGTCTTTGCTGTGTACCTTTACATCTGTTGTGTCAACATCCAGAGCCTTTATTTTCTTTGCATCTAAGGAATCTATCATAGAATCCTTAATCTGTGCTGTACCTATCATGCTCACAACACTATTTGCAAAATCTGTAGTAATGCTTTCGCCAGTGGAAGAGCCAAACATTAATGTTTTAATACCAGCAACATCACCATCTAATATGCCTACTTTCTCATATTTAACATTAAGCTGCTCTATGCCAGATTTTATTACCTTTTCCTCTTCTATTGTTGCAAACTTTATGTCTGCCTCATTAGATTTAAGGTAATTGTTCTTAATATACTGCAGCTCATTGTTTACAGACACAATAGTCTCTGCAGTTACCGTATTAGCCTTAACCCATTCTGCATCTACCTTTTTAGAAACCAGTTCCTTAGTAAGCATCATTTCCGCATATGTTCGTTCTGCAAGCTTAGTAGATGGTCCTTTATAATCTGTCTCTGTTTCAGTTTCTGTTTTGCCATAAGCTGTAATAGTCATGGCAAGACCTCCATCATATTCCTGAGTTATATTCATAACCGGAACCTTATAAGTCTTACCTAATTCTTCAACAGTTACAATATCCCATGGATCCAGTCGAATATCTCCTAGCGTCTTTAAGCTTGCGCCTCTATACGCAAATCCTCTTACTTTCTTGTATACAGAGTTAAGCTTTTCTTCTGTTGTAAGTGGATTATCAAATGTTATTCCCAAAGTTCCACTTCCTACTGTAAAAGAAGTATTACTGTCAACATTACATGTAAGATAATCTAAATGGTAATCACTCTCATTCTTTTCAAATGTCATTATTCGTGATTCATTTATCGTATAGCCATTATCCTCATACCACTTAATAACAATTGTTCCAGTTCTGTCTACGCAAGCAAAACCTCCAGCTAAAGAAGCGATATATCCGATAACCTCACGATAGGTATATCCTACCGGTGCAGTATCAATAGTTATTCCATTCAAGCCAGATACATTACAGGGAACGCCACATCCAGTACTTATCTCTTTTAAAACAGATTCTGCACTTGCAGGATATGTCAATTCAGATACATATACACCTGTGGTCTTCATCATTCTGTCGTAAGCCGTAAATGTTGTGGTTGCCTGGTCAAGCGTTGGATGTTCTGCAGTAAAAAAGCCAAGTGGAATATACTCATACTTTCCGCTTGGCAGTTTCAATCCTATCTCTATAGGTATCTCTGTGTTTTCAAACAACTCATTTATTCTTTTTACTGTCAGTTCTATCTTAGCTGCAACAGCCGAACCTATCTGTATACCCTCATCAGATGTGGAAGCGGTCTCATAGCTCATCTTTTTAAAGCCAGCGTCAATCCACTTACCATTTATCTTTAATCGTAAGTTAAATGTTCGCGATGGTGATCTAATCGTTGTCGCAAATTGCTCTGATACATTATTATACATAGGCTTAATCCTCGATCATAAATTCAATGGCTGCAATATCCTCTAATGTTGTTCCATCGTATCTGCTGTCAGAATCACATACAGATATGTCTTCCATCTTAATCATATGTACATCAACATCCGTTTCCATGTTGTACATCTCATCAATTTCTTTTACAACTTCCTGCTCTTTACCTTCTGGGAACTGGTAAGAATCTCCATTCATGACAGCATTCCCATTTTCATCTTTAAGCACATTATTCTGTATTACTTCTGTTCGCTGTGCTACAAAAATATCTACTTCTCCTAACAATGTCTTAAGATTCTTTGCGATCGCATAGTTTACCTTTACAGGCCAATGCTTTCTTAATCCCTGTAAATTCTTAAGCATTGTTGCACTATTATCAATCTGTTTAATAGTCATTGTCTTTTTCATGTTCTGCTCCTTACTGCTGTATTATAGATACACTGGCACTTCTGTAATAATAGTTACCGTCCCCTATATCACCCAGCACCTCTTTACTTAATGTACCTCTATAGCTTGTTATTGTTATATCCTGTCCATCATCATGGAATGTTATCGGGAAGAATCCGGCGATGAGTTTGTTCTTAATAAGTGCCATCTCATCTTCCTTCAATATTCCCCAATTAATAGATAAGGTCTTCTTTTCAGCGACAACATCACCCAACATTGTTCCGTCAAGTGCTCGTCCTGTAGAAGAAGACCATATAATCTCATCATCCACCTTGATGGACACAGGAGCCGGCAGTTCCTGTCCGTCACATCTCAGTATCAATTCATCACATCCTTGTTAAGTTATAATCTCACATTTTCCTGTTTGCTTTGTATGCTCGTTAATCTTATCAACCACATATTTCTTAAGACTCTTTCCATCAAGCTGTATATCAAGGTCCCGTGTTTCAAGTATCTTAAGTATCTGCTTAAGAATACTTATAGCCTCTGCCAATAACTCCGCACTAGATGCCATAGCTGCTGCCTTCTGTGCCATATCAAGAAGCTTACCTTCTGGTGCTACAACTTCGCCCTGATGCCTGTTATCGCCAATCATGGCAAGCTGTGGGGTATTAGGCTTAACATATCCACCTTGTGCAAGGTATGGAATCTTGGAGAAGTCGGCTTCCGGTAAATGGAATCCAAAATCTTCGCCACCTATACCCGGTACCCAGTTTGGTACTTTAAAGCTTAATTTATTTACACCTTTTACAACAGCATTAATTCCTCTCTGCATTCCTGAAAGTAATCCATTAATTAAGCCAATCACCATATTAATAGGACCTTTTGCAATATCAGCAATTCCGCTAAATATGCCATCAAAAGCCGTAACTATACCATTCCAAGCACCTTCCCAATCGCCAGAAAAAACACTCTTAATGAACTGTATAACTCCTTTAAATACAGTAATTGTATCGTTCATTAAATCAGCTATGGTTTCAACGACAACTCCAACCTTATTTCCTATAGAATCAAATATTGCTATAAATATTGGTCCTAATAGTTCAGATAAAAATCCAACTACAGGTGCAATAAAGTTGTTATATATTGTCGTAGCACATGTAACCACTTCACCGACAAAATCAAGAAAATTAGCAAGTAATGGCTGTAAATGTTCACTCCATACTCTATCAATTACATCTAAAGCATTCTCCCAGACTGGCTGAAGCATATTATTCCAAATGTCTAAGAATACATCTCCGGTAGTCTTAACAGCCGCTTTTATCCCAGTAAATATCGGCTCTCCCCATTCGTTCCATGCCCCTGCCATTGTATTAACCAAGCCAATCCATACATTTGATATAGATTCAATGGCTGGACTTACACCTTCGCTCCATAAAGAATTCCAAGATGCTTTAAATGTATCAAATATTGTTCCATTTAAAGATAACGTCTGGGATGCAAAATCCGTCAGCATTGGTAATCCAACAGAAACAAAATTTGCAATTATAGGATATGTTGCTTTATTCCATACATCCGAAAAGACTGTATTAAAGCTATCAAATAATCCATTTAATATACTGCCATTAGTGTCGACCCATGTTACAAGATAATTTGTAAATTGACCATTAAAATAATTTAACAACGGCGGTCCTAATGCTTTTATATCGTTAAACGCACTTGTTAGGTTTTTCTTGGCTGTATCTGTATTTTTTGTAAGTCCATCCCATATTTTTGACATAGATGGAGAAAATGTCGATACACTCCATTTGCGGAGTTTATCTAATTCTTTCTTTGCCTTATTTACAAAATCACTAATTGCAGATGTTGCATTAGATGTACTTCCACTCACATCTGGTACAAGGTCAACACTTCCGATTCCTGAAGATGTTCCACCTGTACTACCGCTTGAATCAGAACTATCATCTGTTGGCTCTGTCAGCTTATTTATCTGGTCAAAGCCTGCAAGCGACTTTTCTATGTCTTTAGCAGTCTTCTTGGCTGCACTTCCTATATCACCTACATTATCCGCTGCGCTAGATGCATCATCTCCTATACCAGCTATATCCGAACTTATCGAACCCATAGAGGTTGATACATCTGCTCCTGTGAGCATTTGCACAAAGCTGGAAAAGCCATCCGCAACCTTCTGTAATCCTGCCAGCAAGTTGTTAAAGCCACGCAGAATAGGTGTAAACAATGCTATGAAGCCTTTACCAAGACTAGCCTTTAACTGCTGAAACCTTAATGTAAGTATTCTTGTCTGATTCGCCCAGGAATCCTGTGTCTTAACAAAGTCACCTGTGGCATTGGACAGTGCGCTAGTAACATACTGATAACGGAGCATTACTTTTTCCTGCTCTGTCATCTTTGCTGTAGTCTTACCGAAGCCATTATTAAGTGCATACTGGTCTAAGTTCGTCTGAGTCATTACAACACCTAAGTCCTTAAGTGTCTCTGTTTCACCTGTCCAGATGGATTTCAGCTTTGTATATGCTTCATCTGTACTCAAATTGTAAAATGATGCAACATCACCTGTTAATCCGGTAACATCTTCTGCCATATCAAGTGCAGCCTGTCCTGTAATACCCATAGCATTACTCATCTGACCAAATACACCCATGTACTTCTTAGCAGATAATTCAGATAGACCGAAGTTAGTCATGGCATTGGAAGCCCACAAATCCGCTTGACGGCTCAAATCTCCAAATGCTGTATCTACGACATTCTGTACCTCTGTTACATTTGAACCGACTTCTATGCAGTCTTTTGTAAATTTAGCAAATGCTGCAATGCTTAAAGCTCCGGCTATCTTCTTTCCCATACCAGAAAAGATGGATGTTGCCTGCTTTGCTGCCTTATTGGAAGCACCTGTAAGCTGATTAACTATCTGTGAACTGTCTATGCCAAGTTCAAGAGCTATCTGTCCTACTACATCCGACATACTCCCTCCTTTCCGGCATTTAAAAAGACCACTTTCTACTTAGAGAAAGCGGTCTTAGCCCAATTTTGGAAGTCACTCCAATACTTATTGTAATTTGCATGATCTTCCATTAATTTTCTATTTCTTCTTAATATCCAGTCATTACGGATTTTCTTCTGTTCCTTAGTGAACTCCTTTATAACCTTAGGATCCTTTTCTGCTCTGATTCCCACAATTCTTCCAAGGGGTGTTTCAGGCATTATTCCACTAAGCAACGAACAGAACTCTGACCATGACATCTCGTCTTCGGTACGCAACCGTATGCCATATTGGGACAGGAAGCTGGCTTCTATCAGCTCCCAATCATCCCATATATCATAATATGTCTCATGCTGAGGGTGTCTGCTCCTCGCCGTATGTTCCCATAGCAACCTGCATGATTGTATTATACATTTCCTTATATTCAGGAATAGGAAGGTCTAATGCCTCAATCTTATCTGAAGCATCCTTTCCAACAAGCATTTCAAGGCCTTTAATCATAAATGCCATATCATCCTTGTTTTCCTTGCTCTCTGCTTCCTGTGCCATAGCCTGTATGTTGAGAATTGTGCTCTTTCTGTTATTAACAGTAACAACCAAATCCTCTGTAATACGAATCATAGGTAACTGGTTCGTAATCTTCATAGATATATCTATTACTTTAAAATCTGTCTTTGCCATTATTCAAATCCTCTCTTTCTTTAAGCTGCTACATATGCTATATATGTTGGCTTTCCATCCGAATTTGCATCCCATTCAAGCGCATCAATACTTGTAGCATCTCCACCAAGAGATTTTACATCGATTACTGCAGGTACAAGAAGCTGATCAAGATTAGGGAATATAATAGACACCCATGTATTGCAATCCTGACCTGTCTTCATAAATCGACTTGCTACATAATCATTTCCTTCATCTCCATAGTTACGCTTACCGCCGAAAGACATACCAAGTGACTTACCTGTCATGAGCCTTCTTACCCAGCCAGCCTGATCCATTGGATTCCATTCCTCAATGGTTCCATCTACAGATATACTTAAGCTCTCTGCATCTTTTACAATCTTAGTTTCTACTGTTTCCGGTGTATCTGTGTTTTTTCTTCCAGTTATACATACTCCAAACTGAATTTTATGTACCGGATTAACCCCTGTTAATGGTGTAGCTTCCGCGTTATACCCAGCTATCTTTGTATTCTGTGACATACTTCTACCTACCTTTCATAACAAAATTTAAGTTCTATGACCATTTCAAATATTCCTTTATCATCTGTATCAACCTCAATCGGTGCTGATACTAGCATTTCTGTAAACAGAATATTTGTGTCATTAATGTTTACGTGTTTCATATCTCTGAGCTTGTCGTAAAGCTCCTGTGAGACTTTTTCAGTCTCCCTGACACTTTTATTCCAATGAATCAGTATACTTATGGATTTGACAGCATAAGAGCTGTTCTGTATACCTCCAACAGCCATCTGAACATTATCTCCCCTGTTAAGATGGTATACACCTATGCTCTTATCTTTCTTATCATCAAGCTTTCCACAATATACATGGTCATCAGCCGCTATTCCAAGACCTGCTATAAGGTCTCTTACATCACCTATTCCTAACATCCTAACATCATAACCCCGCATTCTTTTTATAAAACTTTCCAAATGCTTTAGGTGCAAAATCCTGCTTTTTACCGCCTTTCATGTAGTCATCAAGCCATCTGCCTTTAGCATTTGCATTTCCTTCATGTTTCTTGCCCTTATCATCAGTCCATGGTGCCTGATGGAAATTATACTCTGGATGATAATACAGCCTTCTGGCGTATGGTGTACTAGACACAAGATATGCTTTTCCCTGACCTATATCAGATAAATCAACAAATGTGCTTTCATTTTGTAATGCTCCTGTATCCCTCGGTATAACCTGACTCTGAACAACATCTGTATGTATTGCTTCTGCTGTTTGTGCAACTGACACTTTTGCTGCTGCCGTAACCTTCCTTACCATAGGCATATTAAGCTTCACTGTAGATTTCACATTTCTAGCCATTACATCACATCCAATCTTACATAATTAACCGTACCATCCGGATTACGGCACTTCGTACCCTTGTATATATGCCTTGTTACACCGAACACCGTTATATCTCCTTTAGTAATAACAGGAAGATCCGGTGCAATATCTCCTGGTATCAAAGCACATCCTTCAAGCTTTATAAGCACCTTTTCTACTGTTAATTCTGTCTTACCGCTGTCCTGATAGTTACATAAGCCATCCCAAATAATGGGTTCAAGAGGCTCTCCATAGACATTCCTGCCTTCCTGCTCTATCTCAAGGTGTATTTCTGTCTTACACATGCTCTTTAGTATTAAACACGGGTACTTCATACTCACACCCCCAGACTTAAACAACACAAACCTGTCTGACAAAGCATCTGGTATGTATCGCGTTTTACAGCAATTCCATTCTGTACAAGAACATTCCAACTGCTGCCAAACTGCATAGATACTCCATTTAGAGTATAATTCTGTAAGACACAATTAATCATGTCCTCATTCTCATATTCAAAATCAGCCATATCACAGCATACATCTATGATTATTGCCTGCTGGAACTCTGTCAGACCTTCAAAACCTCTCGCGACTATACGATTAAAAGTAAGCGAGTCGATATGTCGGCTCGCCTGTTTTAATCTTCGTACTATCTGCTCATCCGGGATAAGTCTATGTTCACTAAGGTACTGCTCTTTACTTGCATATACCATAAGACCACCGCCTATTCTGTCCTATCTTCCTTTGGTTCATCTGCTGTTACTTTCTCTTCCTTGGGCTTGTCTTCCTTTGCCTTACCTGTTTTCTTTGACCTAATAACCTTTGGTTCAAAGGTCAATCCAATTACTGTATCTGCCATAATGATTCCTCCTTAATTATCCTTATGTGATACATATATCCCAGCGGTCTTATTCTCATATACATGGCCATAAAGATTATTATTACGATACTTGAATACATGACTATCGCCATCCTGGTCCTGATCTGGACTAAAGTACTTAATATACTGATCCATAGCTGTTACAGCTGCAGACTTCTCTACACATAAGAAGTTAACATTCTTAGCCGGCTTAGTTGTCATCTCGTAATTTTCAACCTGTGTTCCACTTGGACTACTAACAGCCTTATAATTGCCCTCACTTTCTTTTGTGTAATAAGTCTTACCCGGCTGTGGTAATGTATCCTTTGATAATGTATAAGCTGCCTTAGTCTTTTCATATCCATATGAATTCTTACCATCATGAAGGGTTATTGATGTGTACATACGTGACTGTGGAACTGATATGATCTGAGAAAATCTCTTAAGTACTTCTCTTGATTTAGTTGTATCCATATCGTCCGCAAGAGAAGCTAATGTAGGTGTGATGAATAAAATACGTGATTCCATAGGAACTTCATCCTCATCCATCTTATTAGCACAAGCTCTTAACGCTGTTATTAATTCAGCTCCTGTTTCAATATTCTCTTCCTTTACTGTTATATCCTTAGTTCCACAGATTTTAGCAATACGCGCGGCATCTGTTTCCGGAATAACCTTTGTTCTTAAGAATTCGCTTGATAACTTGGCAAATGGCTGTGCAAGTGTTTCATCATTATCAAGACGGTCGATTCTTAAATCCTGTGAACGTTCCTTATCGTACTTAACTGTTTCCCATGTAAGTGAAGTTGAACCCTTTGTATAACCTGACTTTCTATCAAAATCACCAAGTGCATCCATATCAAGCTTCGCAATCTTGATTTCACCGTTATTGCCTTTTCTTACTGTTGTTTCATCACCATCTAATACTGAGGTCTTTGCACCTTCCTTATACACCTCATCAAGTATTGGAAGGTATATTGTAGATAATTCGATATTATTCATATAATCCTATTCCTTTCTTTACTGCTTTGGCTTTAATCCGAATAACTTTCTTATCGCATCATCATTACCCGGATTGCCATTTCCATTGTTACCAGGAGCACCAATCTGGAAGCCAGCATTGTTCTCCATACTTGGCTTAAGTGCTGGTACATCTTTAAGTACCTGCTCAAGTGAAGCTTTGATATTATCTTCAGACACCTTTCCATCCACACCCTTTACCTTGCTGAAATCAGCCATCTTAAGCACATAGGGAAGTGTCTTAGCTTCTATACCAAGTGTCATTGCTACCTTTGTAGCTGCAAGCTCAATCTGAGCCTGTTCAGCAACCTTCTGTGCAGCTGCCACTTCATTCTGAAGATTAGCATTAGCGTTCTGCTGCTGTTCTGTCTGCTGCTGCTTATTCTGCTTAAATGTTGCAATAGCCTGACTTATCTCATCTTCTGATAATCCCTGCTGCTGAAAATAGCTTTTAAGCACAGCATTCTCTTTCTTGGCCGTTGCATTATCCAGCATTGCCTGTATCTTGTCATAATCAACACCAGCTGTCTGCTGATTATTCTGACCACTCTGCTGTCCTGCCTGTCCATTATTGTTACTTCCAGCGTTCTGGTCGCCGTTACCATCTCCGCCCTCTGCGAAGAACTGTAAATTCATAGGTAATGTCTTTCTCATCACTCTATCTCCTTTCTTCCGTTTACCGCCCGTCGGCATTTCCCATTTCCCTAAAGTTTAGTGCCATTAAGTTTTGGGCATAAAAAAAATAGGCACACACAGCTTATTTGCCATGTGTGCTTAATAACTAATATTAAATTGTGTTGCACTGGTGCAACTTTGGACTATTCTACTATAATCCAATCTTCAGCGAGACAATCGTTAATACTTGGAACCCACATTGAATGTGAACCATCCACATTTTTTATCTGAAAATATGGGTTACATATAAACAAATCGCCTTCGTTTAACCCCCATGCTTCCGCTGTTTGCTTATTGCAGGGGATTCCATTCGGATATGCTTTCTGATATACAACAAACATTCCTTTTCCGTTCCAACCTCTTCTTGCTACCTTATTACCTTTTTTCATGGCCTCAATAGCAATTCCAAATGTCATGTTGTCACATTTTCTATACGCTTCATTAAATTGTTTCTTAGGACACCAACTTTCATATCCATCAGAATATCTTATATGATAGCCTTCATCTTCTGGATTCTCGTCACTTGGTATCTTCCACCCTCTGTATTCATTGTATTCGCCCCTGCTCATTGGCTCTGCTGCCACCACTTTTACTCCAATATAATCCTTCATTTTTAAATCCTCTCTTTCTTAAAATTGGGTGTAAAAATACCACCAATCTCTCGATTGGTGGCTGTTAATCCCATATTATTTCTGGTCTTGGCATTTTCTTTGGCACTACTGTTCCATATTTCTCAATTGTATAATCAAAATCATCTTCTATGCATTTCAACAATAATTCAGCATATTCTTCTTGGTCAAAATATAAATCAGGAGGGAACTCTGGAGAATATTTAAAATGATTCACGAATTTTATTCTTGCATCTTTTAGTTTCTTTATCACCTTGCTGCCTCCTTCAATTTCTTTTCAAATTTTATTTTTCTTCAAAATTACACTCTCAACAAATTAAATACTATTAAATCTCCCTATGTTCTTATCTCCACCAAATTCTTCCATCAACATTTCCTGATGTTTCTTGTGTGATAATTCAGAATAATACTTACGCTGCTCCTGCGTAGTTGCTTCTCTTCCCTTTTGCAGCAACTCTTTATATTCTATAATCATGCTAAGCATAGGTTCTTCTAATCTCAATGCCAATCTACGATTAGACTGATTTAATTCCTCAATATTTTCTAAAATCTTCCTTTGCTCATCATTACTGATTATTTTATCAAACCGTGACTTTAGGCTCTTAATTTCATCATTGTTTTGTTCTATTAAATGATTCGTATATTGTATTATACTTTCTCTTTCACTTTGATTACGCATACAACATTCTCCTTTAATACCCCACTAGAATCTTCTAAATCCTCTGGAAAATATAGATACTCCCTATGTTTTGATAAATAATCATATTTACTTTCCTTTATCACTTCAACCACTTCATACTTTGAACTACTTAAAACCTCTGATTCATCAGTCCCAAATAAAGATAAATGCTGCACACCAACAGCCGTTTCATTTTTCTCGCATTCAAGTATAACAGAACTTCTCTCGTAATCGCTTATTCCGCCATATCCAATGGCAGTACCTTTGTTACTCGTCCAGCTCTCTATTATACCTCTTCTTGGTAGTTCATCACCTTTTTTCAAATCGCTAAACATTCTAACATCTGAGTTGTTCAATATCATTCCTCTGCTTATACTGCCTTCGTATGTTGGCATTCTGTCAATTCCATCTCTAATTGTTTTAGCTGTTTCAGTTTCTCCATTCAGAATTGATGTATAATCACCACCAAAATACTCTTTAAGTGCCTCTTGAAGTTCTTTTGCTTTTTCATCCGAATACCCTGTATCTGTCTTAATCTGTTCAAGTGCTTTCTTATTAAACTTATCAAGTTCATTATCTGGAACTTTACCACTATATCCAGTATTTAACTGTTTTCTCTTTTCTTTCTGAAGTAACAGCTTATTCTTTTGTTTTTCAAATTTCTTTATTCGAATGTCTAAATCTTTTAGTTTATCAACCAAATCATCCTCAGAAACATCTCCAAAGCCATCCTCGATAGAATCAAATTCTTTGAACCAGTCATCATAAGAATATCCTTCTGTCATGTCGCTAAATTCTTTCTTAAGAGACTCTATTTTTGTATTCGTGTTAGTGATACTATCTTTTAATTTTATTTTATCATTCTTCTGTCCATTTGCAACAACATTCTCCCATTGTTCCTTCCTTGCCGCATACACTTTCTTGTTATCCGGGTCTAGGGAATACTTAGACAGCCTGTCAAACTGCTCCGCCATTCTGCCTGCATACTGCTGCTTCTGGTCCTGCTTGTAATCTTCCTTGACCTGCTCAAGCTCTTTCTTGGAAAACTTGCTATCAGGCTCATCATCAAGTTCAGGAAAGTATGTTGTATGTATGTCTTTACAGTTAGGATGGTAAAGCCCTGCTGCCATAGCAGAAGACATAAGTGGATAAGGACCATCAGATGCCTTACCTCCACTCCACACATCATCTATGAGAATCTTTCCAACAAACGGAAGACATTTAGGACAGGCATTAGCACGCTTATTCATAATAACTGTACTAATTCCCCATGATTGTCTCATTTCGCCCTCTCCGGTCAAATAGGCACGCTTATTAGCTGTCTGAATCGCCATCTTAGCATAATCTTTCATAGTATGCCTTGCGCCATTTGCATATTCAATACAGTTGATACCTGCTTTAAGGAAATCCTTTGTAGCCATATCAACTGCCTTCTCATATGTTCCTGCACCCGTATTCGCATAGACCTGAGCGTTAAATATTATCTGTCGGTATTTATCCTCCGACATTCTAAGCATTGCTTTTTCTGCCCTGCTAAAATCTGACTTCGTTGCTTTAATCAGGGCATTAAGTTTTCTTGTATTGAGTCTGAAAAAAGCACCCTCAGCGCCTTGCGACACCTTAGATGCTTTCACCCCTTTCTTTAATGCTCTTAATATTTTCTGCTCCTGTTCTGTTCCGCCTTCCTGTCTGGCTGCAAATATCATTGCATCTATAGAATCATTGATATCACTGAACTTCGACGAAAACATTTTCTTGTTCTGTGCTTTATATTTCTCAAGCGCCTTAAGCTGTTCTACCTGCCACTGCGTCCAATTATATCCTTCTTCTATTTCTTCTGCCCTATGTCCTTCGAGATTTCTCATCATTGAAGCTATCAGCTCATCTTCTATGGCTTTAAATGCTTTCTCTATATCATAGTCCGTATTTAACATAGGCTACCTCATTAAAAGCTTTCCACTTCAAATCCATCTAATTCTGTATTAAGTTCCGGTTCTGTCATCTGTTCAATTCCCTGTTCTGCCTTAAGCCTTGCAACTTCTTCCTGTTTCCAGTCATCATCCTTAGTGTCTCCATACAGCTCATTAATGGACGCTTCTACACTCATAATGCCTCCCTGCTTGGCTTTGCTCACTGTCTCAACCTGGCTCTCAAAGCTAGGATTCGCATATTCACCAAATGTCACATCAACATCAATGTCCTGTGTTGTTGAATTATTAAGTGTATCTATCGCCTGCAATGTCATTTTTACAAGCTTCGGAAGAACCTTCTGGAGCTGATTGACAATATTATTCCTACTGTACAGCGTTGCTTTTTCCTTCTCCCTCTGTGCTTCTGCATTATCAAGCTTCTTTACATCTATTCCTAATGTAGAAGGGCTCATGATTCCCTGTAAGCAAAGGTCCAATGCCGTGATATATGTAGCAAGATACCCTTCATGTGGTATTTCACTCTGTTCTCTTTCAATCTTATAATTTGCGCCTTCTGCCATAGGAGACGAATACTGTATATAAGCGTTATCAAATGAATTTGGCAGCATAACAGCTCCATCACTTGGATTTCGAGGAAGTAAATTCTCTGGTATATATTCCTTTGTACGGTTATGTCTTAAAGCGTCCATCCACTGGCTCCATGCTTCATCCAGCGCATCAAATTCATCTATCTTACTGTCATAGATACTTTTACCTCTACCTTTAAACTTCGCTGATTTATAGAACATAAGCGGTATGGCCATCATAAAGCTTTTATCTTCCCATGTTACTGGTCTTAAACCTGCAAGCTCCGGCACAGTGCTGATATCACATTCTTTATTATCTCTTGTGAGCATATATGTGATATAGCCTTTGCCATATGTTTCAAGCAGAATGTATTCCTGATTCTTAAGTGTGTATACTGTCTTAAACACAACCTCTTTCACTCTGCCGCGTTCTCTTATTATCTCTACCCTGTCGCCGGGATAAAACTCTATTATTGGATACTGGCTTAGGTTTGTATCTATAGATAATTTAAATGCGCCATCTCCAACAATAAGAGTGTCTGTTATTGCCTGCTTTACAATTTCTGCAAAATCGTTTTCTTCTGCTATCTTATCCCAGTCTGACTGCCTGCTGCCAACATCTATCTCGTTCATATCTGCAACAACAATACTCGCAAGCATATCAACCAGCATTGCCGGTAATCCTACATGTATCTTTCTTATTGCTAATCCAGGAGAACATTTTGCAGCCCAGAATCTTGTCTTATCTCCATCAATCTGATCATACAGCTGTGACAGCTCCTCACTTACACCTCTGTACCATATCTGATTCTTAATGGCATTACCTTCAAAGTCGAAGATTTCCTGTATATTAATTATTCCTCTCTGTGCCGGCTGCACACGCAACCATGTCCTTATTCCATCTCTTATCTTATCAGCCATAGTATTAAATATGCTCACCTCTCTCACTCTCCTATCTGTTCTCTACTCCAACTTTGTCCCTGTATGGTATCCAGCCATATTGCGTACTGTTTACCATGTGGTCATTTCCATCTTCCGGCTCACAGTCTTTATCTTCCAGCCAACTGTATACCTGCAGTTCCCCTGTGTAGTTCGTGCATGTATCTACAACATAATAGCTTGGCTCTTTGCCCTTTTCGTCGTTAAAGGACATCCAACCAAGCTGCAGGTTAATTCTGTCTATTATTGTTACTTTCTTATATGCATTATTGAATATATACAGGCATTCATGATGTTCTCTCTTATACTTGGCAAATTCTGTTATTGTCGCCTGATCCGCGTTGTCAACAAACGTGTTCTTTGCCATGCCGCCCCATTCTTTTCTGTTGCGTTCCAAGAAGTCTATGTAATTTCTTACTGTATCAGACGGTGCTATGGGGATATCAAGAGCCGCATTGTTATATACCCTTTCTGCCAGTATAATTAGCTTTCCTTTGTTTGTTATTCCCATATAGGACATTGCAATAGTATCAGGACTCTTAGTTGAATATGCCGTATCAAGACCGCTTGTATATATTACAAACCATTCTGTCTGCTTATCGTCATATTCTCGCTTAATAAATGCCTTAGCCTGTTCCTTCGTAATAACATGTCTCTTGCAGAAATTAGAAAAGACAAGACCTGTAGCCTTGCCTCTTAATCCCAATATTTTGTTTTTATATATCTTAGTACCAGGAGGATAGCTCAATTTTTTCTGTTCTATCTTCTCTGGTGTCATGGATATATTATCTTCAAATGTGAAGAACCAATATACCCAGTCTTTAATAGGCTCACAGCCATTAAGGTCCTTCCATATCTCTTCCGGCACATCTGCCTTGTACTTATCAATTGGTCTTGCGTGATTGATGTACTCTGAATATATTGGCAGCGTAGGCGCATCCGGATTAAGTGTACCTACAAAGTATTCAGAACGTCCGAATATCTCTCGTATGAAGTCTATGTTAGCTGTGTTGCACTCATCCACCCACACACAGCCAAACTGTGAACCTAAGGCATTCTTCCACTTGCTGGCATTATCGTAACCGAGAATATATATTATCTTGGTACTACTGCCAGTTTTGAATTTAATATGTGGAAGTTTATTCTCTTTATCACCGTTTCCACAGTATTCCAAATTAGGGAATATCTGAAGCAATCCCATATCTGCATTGATGATATTCTTCTCAATAACACCTGTTGTATTACCGGCTATAACATGCAGCTTCATATCTGATTCCGCAACATTCATGATAAACTTCACAGCAACCGTTGTTGTTTTACCTGATGCAGTAGAGCCTTCAAGGAATTCTGCTCTGGCTGGTGTATCTATGTAATCCCAATACTTATCACTTAAAAGCATCAGGCTCACCCCTTGCCTTGCGCTGAGCAAGAAGCTCTGCAAGCTCATTCTTTACAGAATCATTAACATTAGCTTCTATCTTGTCTGTAAACATGCCAAGATGTTTGCCAAGAAGTTCCAACGCCCTCACCTTATCACACGGCTTGACCTCTAATCCATCTCGCCCTTTTTTTATAACAGCTAATGCACGCTTCTGCTCTTCTGTAAGCTCTTCTGTCAACACTGGCTCTACAGTCCTATATGTAGCAGGTTTTCCATCTTCATTCAGTATGTCTACAAGTATGCCACCTACTTCTGCTTTCATCTTCTTCTCGACTACATGTGCATAATCTGCTGTATTAGAAAAAGCTATCAAAGCAAGTTCCCTGATAACTCTTTCCTGAGTTACCTCTGTACTCCTTGATAGCTCTTTTTGTCTTTTCGCTATATATTCCTGAACCTTAACATTCCTTAACAATCTTGATGCTGTCTGTTCTGCTGTATTTGGTGAATATCCTGCCCTGATAGCTGCCTGTGTGGCATTAAGGTCTATAAGATATTCTTCGCAGAACCGCTTCTGTTTATTCGTTAATGTCATGCACTCAGCTCCTTTCAGCTTTTTTAAAATTAATAAAAGACTGTATTTTAACCAATAAATTGTTAAAACACAGTCTTTTTCATTATCCTACAATTATAAAATCAAAGACCTATCTTTACTAAAAACATATAGCTGAGCAATGAAAGAATTATAGTGACAAAATCAGTAAAAACATTAACACAAATTGAACATTTTTTCGTTTTAAATATTTTTTCAACATTACACAATTTACATACGGATTGTACAACTAATGATCTTATAACTGTAAACAATAGTATAAATATAACAATTCCATAAATAAGCATCCGGAATTCTCCTTATATGATTAATTTTCATCATTACCCATCAATAAATTAGCACCATACTTTTGTAATTCTTCCAAACAATCTTGAATATCATCATCCAATATTCCACTTTCTTTCATTTCTTTATAAACTTTTAGTTTGTTATTATAATTTTCAAGTTCTTTATTTTGTAAATCCACTTTTTGTTCTTCTAAATTCAGTTTTTCCTCCTCAACTTCAATTTCAACTGTCTTTATCTGTTTATATATATCTATAGGATTGGGAATTTTTATATCTCCTATTTCTCCACCACTAATTACTATGTATAAACCTACAATACCTATTATTGTTTTTGATAATTTCCCTTTATTTCTATATTTTTCCTCATCTTTTTTTGCATTATATGTCTTATCTAAATTTCTTTTGCCTGATGTAAATGAAATTACACCTTTAGAATTAAGATTAAGCATAATAGAAAGTTCGTTATCTCCAACAACCTTTTTCATATAACAATCTACACATTGCATAACCTTTGTTATAGAAGTTAAATCTATTGGTTTACTTGTGTTTATATGCATTTGAAACGAATATGCCTCACGCCAATAATATATTGGATATATCATATCTAATATATACTTTCCGTATTCATTCAAATTACATATCCCTTGATATGATGACAATACCTTCAATAATTTAACATGTAAATCTTTATAATTTATCACTTTAATAACTTTAATCTTTCGTCTTTTTTTATATGGACATTCAACACTATATACTGGTATATTTTCCATATCTATTTGGGTCGTTACTTCAATTTCATTTTCTTCATTTAAATCCTCCCTTTCATAGTATTCTCCTACTTCCGCAAATGCTATTTTATCATCATGAATTCCTGGAATCATAATGATATCTCCTATCTTTAATTCATACATAAATTTTTTACATTTGCTAATTGCTTGACCAGGTCTTTTATCTCCATATATATTTTTAATATTTTCTTTAAGCACTTCCAGTTGCTCTTTTTCTATTGAACCAATATCTGTACTTAAATCTATTATATTCCACCCTAATGCCACATAACTATCATTTATATATTCATCATAAAAATATCCTTTTTTGGTTCTCACCATCCAAAAATTTACATTCCCATTAACATATGGTAATTGATAATTCAATAATTCCTTAATGAAATTTTCATTAATTTGTTCCATAATATCCCCCTATAAATTTATTTAATATTATATCAATATATGTCAAAAATCAACAAAAAAGGCACCAGCATTAAGCCAGTGCCTCATCAGGGGTATTTAATTAAGAAGAAATTATGCTTTACCTCATCCATCTTGCTTGTCCAGTTTAGATATTAACACAGACAAAACGAACAGAGCGAACAAACTTTAAATTTTTGCTAAAAATCTTTCTACTGCCATTCTACAGCCATCCGCTGTGTGGTGTTTTCCCATCTTTCTTGCTACCTGCACCCAGGATAAGCCTTCTATGTATCTTAATGTTATAAGCCGCCTCATTCTACTGTTGTCAATTTCATTTACACACTTTTCTATGAGGTTTATCTGTGTATCTATCTTCTCTTTAACATCTATCTGCTGCCGCTGTCGCACTAAAAGAAGTGTTCTCTTCCGTGAATATGCCGGATAAGGGAAGCCTTCTACAACAAAATGCTGCTTACCTCCATCTCCACCGGTAACGCTGTCCTTTTCCGTATACCCTTCAGCTTCCATTTTATCAAGTTCTCTTTGTATCTTATCAATCGCGGCCTGTATTTCCTGTTTCTCCTTAACCAGATCATTGTACTGCTTAAGAAGGTCTTTTATATTGTTATTTTTCAATTCTTTCATCACCTGCCTGTTTAACCGTCTTTATACATTCTCCATCATCATTAAGATAACAACAGCCTTCTTCTCCTACTTCATCACATCTAGTATCTTCTCCACACCATTTAGGCCATTTATTATTGTTCATTGTCATTCTCCTTCCTAATGCTTTTATATTATTGTTTTTCAAGTTATTCATCACCTACCTTTAATTCATCTAATGCTTTCATGGCTACTTCTAACATTGGTTTGCTAGTTCCACAATTCTGGCCAGTATATGTACATTCTGTACCTTTGAGATATCCGCAGCCTATACATATCGCCTTTGCTACAGCTCCTTTTGAATCATTTATAGTCTTATCTCTTTCATTCTTGAGTAATTTCTTACAATTATCATACTGGATATTATTTGTTTCAATGGCATTGAACCAATTTCCTTCCACTCTTCTGTAATATTCAATTAATTCAGCTTTCCTCAATTGCTTTAAATATGAATCCGAATATGTATAAGCACCTGCAGGAACTTTATCCATTTTCTTTTACACCTGCCTTTACTATCTCAATTGCTTCATCAGTACGCATATTTTCCGGTTTTCCATGCAACCTCAAACCAGAATTAAACTCTTTGCTTCTTTCTTTTAATTGTTTCACAACCTTATTAACATCATAGGCTGTTGGCTGTTCTGCAGTTTCTCTTATGACTTCTTGTATCATTGAACAACCGCCACCCCAGAAGCTATCAAAATCTGATTCGTGATACTTTGCATCTGCTTCATCATAGACTTTATTAAATTTTAACAATAATTCATCTGCATCAATTAGTCTCATGTTCCCTCCTAATGAACATCTCTCCATCACACCAGAAGTAATCTGATGTTGGCATGTAGTTCTCTATAACCGTCTTATTGTTACATGTATATATTCCGTCTGCTGCCACACTCTTAGAACACTGCTCACAAAAGGTATACTCGCATAAGTGTTTATGTCGTCTTCTGCTCACTCTTACACCTCTTAATCTTAAGTATCTCACCAAGATCTGCCTCGTTATTAAGCTCATTTATGTATATTACAAGACTGTTATCTCTTTCTATTTCTACTGTGCTGCCATCTTTCTTTGTTATTTTCCACATATAATTACCTCATTTCCTATATCATCTATTTCCCTTGAATATTCATCATAAAGACCATCATCAATCGCAAGCATATTTATCAGACAGTACAAATATCCTTGTGCATATTCTATACTGCACTGTTTCGTCTTAATTTTATTTTTTAAAATTATGTATTCAGACTTAAAATCCTTGCTCGTGACTTCTGCCGTTCCTGTTTCATTCACTTTTTCAAAGTAAAATTTTATTTGCTCTCGTTTTTCCTGAACCATACCAAACCTCATAGCGATATTGTAAGTACACACATCCCTTTTTAGCCTGTCTGGTATTTTTTGTAGTTGTTCCCTAAATGTCTCTAAATCCATCGTTGCCTTGTATCGATTGCAGGAGCCGCAGGCTGGCATCATATTGCTTATATCATGTACATCTATACCCGTGAATTCTTCGGTATACTCATAATTTCTTAAGCAATGCAGATGGTCTACATTAAATCCTTTTTCCGGTATCTCGCAACCACAATATGCACAATGGCCATTGTATTTTTGATACACAATTTTTCTGATTTTTTTAGGAATAGTTTTCCGCATTATCTATTCTCCTATTTCAATAATAGCTTTATTTTTAGTGTCATAAATACATAATTTACCGCTTTCTGAATAATACGGCGCCATATATCCATAGCCAGAATACCCTGCGCATTCATTAAAAGTTATGTAAACAATATGAGTTGTAGAGTAATAATACAAATCATTCTCGCCCTCAATTTGAATCAATTTTGAATGTCTATCATAGTCTTTACTGCCGGTGTCTGTATTAGTACACCCTGCCATTCCAACACATAATATTAGGCATAACATGACTACTAAAATTTTTTTCATAAAACTCTCCACTTATCTTTCTCCTTTCCTGCTACCATCTCTGTTGTATTTATCCGCCGGCTTATAGAACGGACACGGCTTGTCCTCCTTGGCACAATATAACTCAATAAGTCCCTTACAATCTTTCTGCTCCAGATTAATCATAATACAATCTCTATTCATCCCAGTTTCCCCTTCCTGCATTACATAATGCTGATATTACCCATGCCGTTATAAAGCCGGCTATAAAACATATTATTCCCGTCGTCATATTAACCTCCATATTCTGTATTTATGCGGTCTACAGAGCTTTTAGGTGCTCCAGTTCTTTTGCCAATGTAACCGCATTTATGCGTGCTGCTTCTATTCGCATATTATCTGGTGTTATATCAGATGTGCTGTAATCCTCGATAAACAGGGCAATTTTGCGGTGTGCATCACATATTGCTTCCCAGCAATTCATATAGTTTCCAAGTGCGTCTACTTCGTCCTCACATTCTGTATTTATCGCATTTGTTGGCATTTCTGGCTCTGTTTTTTCTTTCTCTTCAGGTGCTTCTTTAAAATCATGTGTTTCTTCCACCATTTTCGACATATCTTTTTCAAAATTCGGTTTTTCTGTGTTTTCCGGTAAATACTCCGGATGGTTAAGCACGCTGTCCTGCCCTGGTATCTGCTCCTCTTCCGCATTCTCTTCTACCGGCTGTGGCTTAGGTTTCTCAATCTTGGCTTTCTGCACCTTCTTTTCTTTCCTCTGCACTGGCTTTTCCTGTTGCACCGGTGCAACTTCTGCTTTTTTCGGATATTCCTCTTCATAGATGTTCGTCCACGCCTTAACCGGATCTTCTGTATCAGCTCTGCTAAGTATGTCTACCACAAAATCTGCAAGGTCCTCTATGTTCCACTCTGTCTTTTCCATGCTTCGCACATTAGTTATCGTTATTCTTCCGGTATTAACCTTAATACTTAACATTAGTCGACCAGTTCCCGGAATACGTACCGAATATATCATCTCTCCTGATGGGGCTAATATATTCATCAGTTCTTCTGTTTCTATAGAAGACTGTGTGATCTTGGTAAACAGTTCAGGCATATCATGCAAAAGCCGATACATAACCTGTCCAAGCTCGTTATATTTTTCCGCCTCTTCCTGTGTACCTTCCATCCATACTTCGATATCAGATATCTTATTTTCCTCATCAATTTCTTTTTTGATATCTTCTATCTCAGACTTGGAGAAATCTGTGCTTATCTCTTCATTAATTTCATCAGGAAGCTGCAGCATGATTGTCAGTTTTGCATATCCCATACCTTTATATCTGTCCTGCAGTTCTGCACTATTTCCACCCTCGCTGAATCTGTCGTTAATATGTATAAACCTTGATACCTGCGTCTTATCAAGACCATAGCGGGCTTTCGCAAATTCCACAACATTCGCATATCCAGTATTTGCAAGTATGTCTGTATCTCTGGCAACCTTAAGAAGATATCCTATCTTCACAAAGCTTTCTGCACTCCTTACAAGCTCTGTATCTAATTCCTGCTGCCACTCACTAAATGTTTTTGTGTATAGCACTTCATTCATGCTGTTTTCCTCTCTTTCTTAGCTATGTGTTTTTTATATTCTTTTAAAAATTCCTCTATAATCTCCTTATCCGGCTTAGTATCATGTTCTCCATACCACTGCATTATCTTGTCATTCTTTAACTCTACTGTAATATATGGAGTATCAGGTTCCTTTATATCCCGGATTACCATTATCCAGCCTTTCCCTGCATTAAAATCCTTCAGATAGTGCTGGTTATCACTCCCGACACAGTGGTGAAGCATTCTCCCTTCTAATACTATTTCTTTAGCATCTATGGCTGGCCTTATTACTAATCCTTCATGCTTAAATGTATATTTCTTAGGTATTTTCATTGATCTGCTCTTTATATTCGGATATTTCTGCTGCATCTCAGTGATATACTTCTCATTTTTTCTCTGCTCGGCTTCCAGACGTATTCGTGTATATGTTTCATACAGATTTCTTGGCTTAAGATAAACAGTATTACTTAAGTCATCTCCATTTTCTTCACGTTCTCGAAGATAATCTTTATATTCTGTAAGTACCTGCCTGAGATTTTCAAAATGGTCATCTTCTAAATACTTATGTGCTATATTCCATAATTTTGTAACACTCTGAAATCTTAATAAATACTCTAATGCTGTCTGGTTAGAACTCATATACAGTTCAAATAACATGTCATAATCCTGCTCTTTTATTTTGTATTTATCAGCAATCTGTTTGAACGTTTCAAGTTCTTGCAATCCAATAGTTTCCGTTTTCCCACTTTCTTTTAAGTACTTTAATTGTGTCCTAGTCATTCTTAATATCTCATGCAGTTCCTTTACATGCTTATTGACCTTGTTTGTGCTGCCTCTCTGCAATATAATTCTCTTACATATATTTCTAAAATCATTTTTAAATAATGTCTCCAGTTGTGGACATCTCGCGAAGCTTTCCACAGTCTCATACCGGGCCAGATACTTTCGTTCTATTCTTTCTGGTGTACTGTATATTGTTTTATACATATCTTGTGGAAGATACTTCATCTGGCTGTCCTTTATGCAGTCATAGTTGACCTCAATAAGATCTATTACATTGCTAAATGCCGCATTTCTGTCTTTACGCCATTTGTCTTCTGAATTGTATCTATAATATTCTCTACAATATCCGGGACGCATAAATACACGCTCATACTCTGTTGTTCCGATGTTCCTTGCCCCTTCTGGTGTTCTTGTTACAAACACATCATACATTCTTGTAATCAGGGTTCCGTCTGCTGCCACTTGATATAAAAATGTCGTAAAATTCTGGTATGTACACTTGGCATGCCCCATTGGATAAAGCAATGCACTGTCTCCACATTTAGGACATTCAAAAGCTTTTAATCTTTCCGGCTTGGGATATGTCAGTATCGGTTCAATTCCTTCGTATGGTTCTGTTCTTAGCATATAATCTTCTCCGCACTGGCAACAATGATAATCAGCATATATTCCATGTCTTTTGTAATATATAATATTCCCCTGATTCACTTTGCTTTCTATACGCATTTGAAGAATTCTAGGCTCTTCTGGGAGTAATTCAAATAATTTATCTCTTTCCTCATTGGCACGGTTCTTTTTTCTTACATCCTGTAATCCGTCTATTTTATATTCAATACTTTCTAATATGTCTGTTGGTTTATCGTTATAACATTTAACACTCATCTGTTTTGCATATTTTTTTATTGCTCCTGATGCCTTTTCTGTCACATACGCTTCATGTATCGTTGTTCTATTTGGATTGTTCCAATAGCTTTTTGTGTCGGCTTTATTTTCCCTGTAGTCATAATTGAACCTGCCTGTACTACAATACGCTTCTCGATATATCAGTTCTTTTTTACTATAAAGGTCTACAACCAGGTAATCATCATCAAGCTTTATAATGTCTGCTATAAGAGTAAGCTTATGTCTTCCTGTGGGCTTTTCTCCTTCGTAGTCTATAATCTGTTTTCTTCTCATTGTTTTCCCCCAAGGTAATAAGCCTTTATTATCTCGTAAGCATGTCCTATTCCTGGTATTCCCATCTTCACATTTGCGTTGCCTATACCTGCTGCCTTTACAATATCCTTATCTACCACATAGCAGTTTTTGTAGCTCCACTTAAGTAGCTCTGCTATGCAGCCTTTCACCGTCTTTCCTTTCTTTCGTACCGCTACAGCCATATCAGGATGCTCTGTAACCTGTGCTTTTATATAATTTATCCAATCCTGTACTATCTCAACCGGCTTAAGCTCCTCCTCTTCAACCTTTATTTTTCCAAGTGCCGCCATGAGTGGATTGCACAACTCTGATACTTCTCCGTCTATATAGTCCTCTGCATCAGCCGGATCAAGACCATTCTCTCTTGCTATATCCCTTATAGCCTGTGTATCTCCCTGTGCAAGCTGTCCTGCTGCCGCCTTATTTATTTCTTCAGCACTATCAAATTCTCCAAATGTATCAAACATAATTATTCCTCCTTATTTGCATGATTCTCGCATGCATTTATACGAACAGTAATACTTACTGCCTTTCTTATATCCCCACGTAGTCCTATCTATCGTAAGTGTAGAAATATAACTGCCGCATTTTGCACAATAGAATCCATTCTTGTCATTCTGTTTCTTAGCTGGGTGTCTTCGCCTTTCTGTCCGGCTTATCTGCTTTTGCTGTTACAGTATTACCCAATGCAGAAATACAGGCTTCTAAAGACTTACAGTGTTCCTCGATAACCTCACCTAAGCGACTCTTAATATATTCAGCCGCATCATCAGCTATATCTTTCATACCTGGGAGCTTGTACAACTCTGTATATCCTGCGTAATGGCTTCTGTCTTCACTCGGCTCTCCCTTAAACAAATCTGCTCCGGTAAGCTCTTCCTTAACGCGGTACATATCCAGTACCATATTTGCACCATCTTCAATTGCAAGCCCCAGCTTGCCTATCTGTAACAATGTTTCCTGTGTCATATATCCTCCTACAAATAATTTTTCATAAATAGATTCATCCATTCCTCGTGGCTGAATATCTGCTCAAATCTCTTCTGACCTGCTCTTATAAGCTTCAGGTCTGTTTCCCTGCATTTATGTACCGCCTCTTTGCCCGTCCTGTGATGTTCCGGACACAACCACACCTTAAGCCCGTAATGCTCCGATATCTTCCTATTGGCCGTACCATGCATGATGTGATGGCACTCCAAGTCACTGGACGGAAGTCTTTTGAAATTATTGTTTTCGATCATTTCTTCTCTGCACAGGAAGCATTCTTTAATGTCCTGCATTATACTTTCCATAAATTATTTTTAGTAGCAGACTGTATCGTATGTATGAAAGTATTGTAAAATAAGCAT